GCTAAACGGTTGGTCTCGTAGAGATAAATCTCATCCCAGACCTTTAGTGCTTCTTTGGCATTGCTAGACCGAATCGTACGGTCCACATCACCAGCGATGCTTTCTAACCGAGTGGAAGGCGACGTTGCAACTTCTGTTTTCTTCTCGGCCGTATCACAACGACCGATCTGAATAACGATCTTGTCATAGAAGTATGAATCCGGAACCGTGTTTAGAGCTTCTTCTAAACGGGCGTAATCACCCGCCGGCACAGAAACCGTGAAGTAGCCCAGGTGATACCGGACTCTACTCTTGTCAAAATCGCTGAGCTGCACAGCTTACTTCCGTATGTTTTTAATTATAGATGAACTGAATTAACCAAGTACTCCACCAACAGAAGAGGACAGTAACTGCTGAAACAGTGCGCCTGCCATGTCATTTTGCTGCGGCTGCATCAAATTTTTTACAAATCCGCGCATCATCTGTGTTTTTGGATCTTCTTTTGGTTCGCCTCTCAGCAAAGAGCCAAGCAAATAACCGGATAGTAAGCCTTGGAAATCACCTGAAGATCCTTGCGTTGCTCCAGGGATAGACCTTTCTCCCTTGGCAATACTAGCTTCGGGTAATTCACTTAAATGAAAAGTCTGTAGTTCATATGGGCCGGTGCGTAAACTTGAAACGTTACCTGCGCCTCCTTGGTTGCGGTGAGTGGCTACTGAGCCAGGGCCAAGGAAACGTAGCTGTGTGCCTTCTGGTAAACCATAGTCCTCACCACCGTGCATACGCATGTCCCCATGGACCGGATGCTTGCGCATGCCCATGGGACTGGTAAGTGTTGCTGCCGGATTTAATGCAAAGTTATCACCCTGCTTGGAGTATAAAGTCTGCCAGGTTTCTTGTTTAGGGAGACGAAATTGTAAATATTGGCCGATATCAGATCTTGCTTTAGAGAGAGGAAACCGCTTTCCGTCTTTCAAGACTTCCCAGTGTGCATGTGGACCCGTTGACGTGCCTGTGGAGCCAACGCGACCTAAATAAAGAGCGGGACCTATTGACATATCTGTTTTATTTCCCATTCTAAAATAAAAACCCCTGGTCTCCCAGGGGTATATCTACAGAAGAAGTTAGTTATACACGAATTAAGTCAGCAGCAATCACCGCATCCCAATCAACTCTTTTGATTTGTTTTAGCTGTTCGAGATTGTTGAACTTTTCACCCGATAAGGACATCTGAAGATCTTTAATCTCTCGGGCCGTTTTCAAGCCGATACCCTTGATATGATCAGCGATCATTTGAGCGGTAGCGCCATTGATATTTAAACGTGTATCTGGAGGAAAGGTACGAGGTTCTTCTTGCGCTGCCTTATCTTTTACCTGAAGAGTCTTCACCTTTTTGGTGGCTTCTTCATCGGGCTCGATCTCGGTTTTGTAAACGGTAAAAAGGCGACCGTCTTGATCTTCGACCATGAACCAATCGCCTTGATCCCATTCGCTTATGACTTTGACGCGAGCACCTGTTTTTTTGTGCTGATAAAGCATTGCTGCTGTAGGTGACATAAGACCAGTGATTAACTGGTCTTAGTTTAACTCAATCAGCTAACAGTGCGGCCTAAGAGATAGCCTTCGATGTCTTCGTAGCCAGGAGCAACATCAGGTTGGACGTAACACACTTCAACCACAAAGTAGCCAGTGCGGCCACCGGTAGCATCGCCACTGGAGATGTAGAAGCCGCCGGAAGTAGCGGTGCTATTAGCGGTTTCTTTTGCAAACACCTTGAGTGTGGTGGAAGCAGTCGCAGAATAGTACACGTTACCGGGCACCAGGCCAGAAGCTGCGCCTGTGGTAGTAGCAAAGGGATTGGTGCTATAAGCAGCGCTACCAGCAGCGAAGAAGATCTCGCCAGCCTGGGAGCCAGATACGGTAGAAGTCAGGTTGGCCTGAATCACGCCTTCACCGATACCGGAAGCAGCGGTGGGGCTACCAGCGTTGCTACGACCGAACGAAAGCACGTTACCGGTGGCGGCATACACGCCAGAGGCGACACGGCCATCACCCCAGCCAGAGGCAACGGAGATGGTTGCGCGATACACGTAAGCAGGCAGGGTGCTGCTACCAGAGATCACCATGCCTGTGATGTCAGGACGGGTGTCATCCTGGCGGTAAGGCGAAGGAACGATCACGTCAGCACTTGCCACTGCACCAACGCCAGAGGTAGCAGTCACGGGGACGTAACCACGCTGCTGGAAATAGCGATAACCAGGAACAGCCAATACAGAAGTAGGGCCGCCTTTGGTAGCGTCATTGGTGCCGTTGTCGTTGGTATCAATGTTCTTGTACCAACCGTTTAGGGGTTCTGCCCAGTTACCTGGGTAGATTTTCTTAGCGGACAAATAGGTCATTTATCTTTTCCTATGTTGTGTGTTTATGGTTAATTATCAAACAGAGCCGTCATCAGACACGAAGCTGTAAGCGGTGGTAACGAAGTCCTTGTTCAGGATCTCGAAGCCAGCGTACAGTTGCCAGATCAGGATGATGAAGCGGCTGAAGTCATCGTTGTTGTTGATGAGCACCTGAGCGTTAGGACCGCCGATGCCAACACCGATGGACTGAGGACCGAAGAAGTAACCTTGGGCAACTTCTTGAGAGGTGTAATCAGCGGCACCCTCGGAATTAAAGGTGGCAGTCACGTTCTTAGTCGGGAAGTTGGTCGACTCGAAGAACTTCACACCTTCAAACTGAACGCCGGTAGGCATCACGGGTTCACCAGCCAGGAAGTAACCTTGACCGGCCTGGGGACCCATGTAGAAGCTGGCGTTGTTAGGCATCATGGGATTACCCATGTACATGCCTTGACCAGGATTACCAGCGTAGCGGGCGATCTCACGGAAGTCACTGTCACGACGCAGGTGCATCATGAAGGTGGGATCGCAAATGCAGCGATACAGACCGTCAGCAAAAGTAGGAACGTTACGCTTGCGCAGGTCCTTAACGATGGTAAGCAGGTCGGTTTTCACCTGGAACTGCTGCACTTCATTGCCGTACTCGGTGGTGGTGTAAGCAATACGACCTTGGGAATCCTTGGTCTTGCCACCAGCGAAGTAGTAGCCACCTTGGGTAGTGCCAGCAGCACCATTGGCTTCAGCTTTAGCAAGTTCGTCAATGAAGACGCGGTCACGCCAACGGCGATAGTCGTCAAGCAGAGTCAGGCTGCCGATCGACTGGTGGAACATGTTGAGGTTACCGGTATCCAGCAGAAGACGCTGGGCGGTAATCAGGGTTTCCCGAGCAATTTTGAATGTGCTGGGCTGGGTAGGATCGCCCGGATCGGCAGGACCGGTGTATTCCTTAAGTACCACCAGGACTTTCTCCTTGGTGATGTTACGGCTGTTGGCGGTACCGATAGTTTGGTCGGCAATACGCTCACGGCTGTCCTTGGTACCAGGGGTTCCCCAGAACTTATAGCGGTCTAACTGAACGGTTTGACCGGGCTGGCGAGTGAAGTCATGGACCACCACGGGCTCCACTGCCATTTCAGCGATGTAAGCAGGGTGAGGACGGTAAAGTTCCGCACCCAGAATCTTTGGAAAGTCGTTATCAATGAACACTTTGTTTTATCCTCCAGTGTCGCAGGAAGTGTTTTATCGGGTGAAAGATTCAGACATTGATATGTCTTATCTATCACAAATTTTAGCAGTCGGTAATTTATTTATTACACGTACTGCATAGTTGTCATCCCAAGTCCTCTAGGATTTTGGGAAACGTAGGGAGATTCGGGATCAATACCACCACCTTGTTGGAAACCTGGTAGCCCCATGGCACCGGGAATAGCGCCAAGTGCTACACCACCCAGGCCAGCGGTAAGTGCTGCGGCGGGAACAAGACCTGCGGCCATTGCCTTGCCATAGGCACGGGTCGGGCCTTTGCGTTGCACAGATGCATCAATAGGGCCTTGGATTACATTCATACCAAGCTTGTCTGCAATCTCAGGAGTTACAACGTTCCTGGCTTTATTTGCTAAAACAGGTCCGTATTTACCCGCAAGTTGACGAGCGCCAAGTAAACCACCATATGCACCAAGGCCACCTGCACCAGCAGCAAGTGCGGCAGAACCTGGATCTTCGCCTTGAGAAAGGGCGTACCCACCAACGCCTAAAGCGGCGGCAGCAGGTACACCATATTTAAGAGTGCCACGCATGGCATCACTCCATTACAAACAGTTTGTTTGCAACAACTTGAGGCTGAGCTTGGTTCAGAAGGCGCCAAGCTTGTGCGGGATCCACATCCATCTGTTGCTTGAAGGAGCCCCAGAAGTTTTCAGGTTGCTGGGGAGCAGCGGCTGCGGGAGGAGCAGGGAACTGACCTAAGGCAGCGTTAATGGGAGAGGTGGGATAACCACGGGTCTCCAGTTGAGATTCGTCTTCGTAGACAGGGTACGGACCTTCAGGACCAAAGAACTTCAGCGTGTAATCACTGAGGACGTCGGGGTTGGTCAGAATCTCGTTGTAAGCCAGATTCTCTTGGTGCTCAGCAACAGAGAAATTGGCATAACGCTGCAGGGTCTCTTGTGCCTTGGAGCCCCATGCAACGGCGCTATCCAACATGCCTTCCAGTTGAAGGGCGTAGTTGTTAAGGACGGCAGGTGCGTTCCAGCCGTATGCATCAACGACGTGACGGCTTTCCGCGTTTAGTTGGAGGTAATCCGCGATCGCGCTTTGTACTTCGAGCGTTGAGGAGATCGCCGAGGAAATTTGGGAAGAGCTGGGCGAGTAAGCCTGGTTGCGTGACCAAGTCTGCGGAGCCGATTGTGGCGTAACTTGGTTGCTGTACTGCTGACCGTAATTCGCCGGAGCGTATTGAGTCGTCTGAGAGGGTTGCCCCTGGAACGGGGATTGAACTGGTGCGCTCAACAGATTCACTACCTTGTTGAACGCCGACTCCCACGGATTGCTGGCCGGGGCCTCCGATGGGGACTGGGGGGCGTACTGAGTAGGGGCTGATTGGTAACTGGGGGCCGCTTGAGGTACTGCCTGGGGGTAACTGGTACCCACCTGATACGCCACTGGAGCCTGGCTCGGGGCCGCCTGGTAATTGACCGGGGCTGGAGCCACGTAGCTGCTTGGAGCCACCGCTGCCGGGACTTGGCTCGTCTGTGGGATCGATTGGACGGTAGCGTCCTGCATAACTCATCTCCTTTTGTAGAGCTTCTAAGGTTCGATACAGATATGGAGTTAAATCCAATCTTGGATCCGCAGCCATCGGAAGATCCGGTGCTTGCGGGTGGGGAGTCTGCATCATTCCCCCCACTAAGCGAGCGAATTGAGAGTATGCACCCTGTAATTCGTTCACCATCCTGAATGGGAACCCAGATAACATCTCGGCTCTTTCCTCATCCGTCTTAGACGGGAAGAGGTATTTCAGTGCTTCAATGCTATCAACACCTAACTCCTGCAAGTTGCGTACCACAATGGAGTTATTGAGGATGTCTTGGGTTGAGTCTTCGTAAACGGGACCCATCCAACGCCACAACATCGTGACGTCACCGTCTGGAATTAAGCCAATAACACTTGGCGGTATTTGTTGCGTCTCGACACAAGCCATGATTAATTTTTTGAGCATCTCGTTATATTGCTTCATTGCTTCTTCGTAGGCTGCAGATTCTTCCGGTGAGGCGCCAGGGGGGAGATCAACAGGCTTCTCAATCTTTGCCGCTGCTGCAAGCGTTGACTTAAATAACTGTTCTTCTTGATAAATAATCAGCTCAAAGCAACGACAAATACCATGGGTATAAATTGCATTTGCTTTCTTTTTGGACGTTGCAGCAACACGGCCAAACAATGATTTGTACTCTGTTGCAGTCACGCCTGCCGAAATAGACAATTCATCTACACCGCCAAGAGCAGTGCGAATTTCTTCTCGGTATTGACGAGCAAATGCGTTTTGATCGCCAGTGATTGCATCGGGGACAATGTAACCAACTCGATCGTTTGGCTCCAGGTTTGCGATGACACGTGGAACTCTGATTTGAGCATCGGCGCCACGAGTTACTGGATCCGATTTAAACATGGACCGACTCATCGGCGACGGACTTGCAAAGCCTGAGTTTGCAGCAATAGAAGGACGCTGAATTGTTGCTTCACCACCGGCTTCCATCAGGTCCGTCTTGGGACGAGATGAAAGAAGAGTTGGATTACCAAAGAACGTGATGTTTTTGCGCATCGTGCGCATCAAATCATCATGCGTACAAATGTGATTTGCCATTGCGTCAAATTCTCCTGTTCCATCAGAAGAGAATCCTTGTGGATTATTGACAATCTCAACGCAAGGAATAAAACCAAGGCTATTTTTAAACGTTTTTGTTTGCCCTGTTAATGCATAGGTTGGCATCTCAAAAGACAACTCGGCATCCGAGTGAGTCTCTTCAATTTCATTTGATTTGATCGAAAGCCTGATGTAGCGCTTGGCACCAGGGCTACCGGTGTTCATCTGTCCGGTAATGGAGGATGTTGCAAGTTGATCGGCAAAGCCTTGGCCCTTACGTACCTTATAGCTGTAGATGATTACAACTTCGTCAAGCTCGCCGTCGACGTTATAGTAAGCACGATATTCATGCTCACGGAAATAATAAAGACGATAGTTTTGCTTTGTAGGACGAATGTAAAACAAACCCTTGCCATCGCAAAGGAAGTACTCCCAGATGGAATCTAGGCGTGTGTCAAGTTTGTTGTACTTGGCTACGCGGTCGATAAAATCTTTGCGTTGATTACCAAAATTATCTTGGGCCGGGAAAAATTCAACTCCTTGGCGGATGCCAAAGAGTTTCATCTGTGCAATATGAGACGCAACAATACCAGTGTCTACAACAATGTCACTATCTTTATCGAGATAGGCATTGATGATTTCTTGAAGCCTGGCTTTAGCGTCTGCCATTATTTGTCTTTGGTTGACTTGATACTAACAGTTTTGTTACTTAAAAACGTCCTTTAAAACCCGCCTGGACTTGACCAGGAAAACCCCCTGGTGCACCAATCGCACTTGAGTTGCCCCTTGTGTTTCTATAATTTACATTGATGCCAAGACTTGGAGTGGTGTATTCTCCAAACAATTCATAGCCTTGTGGATTTTGAATTCCCAATTCATCAGTATAGGCAGGGTTGAAAGTTCCACCGAGCCGTAATCTCTGATTTTGATCTAATTGAATATTTGCACTGCCGCCTACCGACTCAAGGCGATCATCAACGGCATTGATGTCAAGATTTAAGGGACGTGGGCCAAAACGGGGACCCATCTGTATCGGCGCACCTAAAGCCCCCGCGTTACCCATGGGCGGCAATCCCTGTGCTAGTAAATTACCTGTAGCTGGAGGGAGGATGGGCGCAGGAAAAGGTTGGTTCTCAAAATCTTTTGTCTCTTTGCCGGGAAGAATAGGGGTTTTATTCCAGGGTTCTCCTCCTTGGATTTTAAAACGTGGATCAAGAAGGGGATTTCCGCGTGCAACTTGGCCCAAGTTACCGCCTTGTTGCATACCGCCGTAAATACGCATCTAACTACCTATCAATCTTTTTATTTTACTCTTCTATAACCTCGTAGCCAGCAGCGTCATTCACTTTGCTAATAACGATACCGTTGCTGCGAACATCCCAATTGAGAACATCGCCCTCTTGCCAGCCAAGGTCTTCAATCACCTCGTCGGGAAGGACAATGTATTGATCACCGTTCTCGTCCTCCTGGACCTCAAGGATGTAACTCATTTACTGTCAAGCATCTTATCGATCAGTTTATCAAGTTTATTATTGATTTCGCGAAAATTGTCATGCATATCTTGAATTTCTCTTAAGAAGTCAACCTTCAGCACGTACTCCAACGGCATGCGCTTCAGGTCTTCTTCCAGCACGTCAATCCTCCGTTTTTGTGATCCGATGTAATTAAAGGCTTGTTGTACTTGATCGCTTTGTCTACTCAAAAGTTTAGATGCGGCCCAACCACCGCCTGTAATGGCCGATATTACGGCCGTCAAGCCGATGGCTACGTATTCAGGTCCCACTACAAAATTTTGCTTTTTTCTAATTCTAGAGTTTAGTAATCAAGCTGGAGCTGTCCCCGGCGCATCAATCCTGTAAGCAGGTATACAAGAGCGTCAACACAGTCGTCGTGACTACTAACACCAAAATTAGTCAGCTCTTCAAACATGGCCGTAAAGTTGCGAAAGCGATTGAAAATAATTTTGCGATCTTCAAACATGCCCATGCATCCACGAAAACGGGCCAGCTTATCTGCTCGGAATCCTTTAACGGCATGCCAATTCAAATTGTATAGGCTCTCGTTGTTAAGGCAGATGCGTTTGAAGTCAGCCTCCAGTGATGCCTGGTACGCAACAGCTTCACTCCAGATATCACACGTCGAGTAGGTCGGGAAATAATTGCCGTTTTCATCTTTACCAAGAATGGACCAATCATTAAGAAGTTCTTTAAGCGCATCTAGCTTTTCAAGGTTGCCCATGACGCGTAGGCGACGATAATCAATGATATGAATCTGATCACCAATGCGGCCACCCAATACCATCACTGTGTAATCGTTTTTTTCTTTAGTGCCAACGGAGAGGTCAACCCCGATACCAAGCGAATCAAATTCCGTAGCAATCTCCGCCTTGACAATTAATTCTGGCGCCAGTGACAACTCGTTCTGTCTAACGACTTGATTCATGTACTGGAACGAGAAGGCAATAGGTGCTTGTCGTTTCTTCTCCTTTAAATAGTCCAAGGACCACATATCAGGCCAGTATGACTTTTCATCACCTGTTTTGGGATCGTTGAGGATTGCAGATAACACGATCTGTAACCAGTTGTTTTGCGTATTGAATGTTGTTGCATGAATGTCATCGTGACGAAAGCGAGTACCAAGGCAGATAGCACGGCCGCCTTCAAACATGGTTGGTGCGATCACGGCATTCCAGTTGTCCTGCATCTGTTTACGGATGTCAGGGTTGGAGATGTCTGCTGCTGATTTGATGGCGTCATCGATGATGACCAAATGCGAACGCTTGGAGGTCACCGAACCCTTGAGGCCTGCAGCACAGAGAGTAAACTGCTCTTCACCGGTGGTATCAATGCCAGCAAATTTGTGATCGATAGACCAGTACTCATTGCTAGTAACGTTCTTTAAAAGACGTACAGTTGGAAAGACTTCTTGGTATCGTTTGCTTTCAATGATGCGTTTGATGGTTGCTGACTTAGAACGTGCAATATCAACCGTGTACGACAAGTAAAGAATTTGCAACGGCATCTTGGCTGCAGTATGAACGCCAATTGCCCAAGCAGTGAACAAACCCAAGACTGTTGATTTAGCAGAGCCTCGTGGTGCCAAAAGATCAACATTGGGTCCAGCAATTTTCTTTAAACAACTACTGTCCTCGTTGGTAACAAAGTGACGATGCCATTCTTTATGGTGTTCTGCCGGAGGCTTATCAGCTACATAGCCACAGAAAAACCCGAAATCTTCCCTTGCTCTTTCCAGGGATTCAAGATTTCGGGGAACACGTATTTGTTGTCTGCGTGCAGCAGCTTGTGCGTTACGACGATATGCAAGATGCTGATAAGCAGGCACGATGGGTATTGTTCAGTGTATTACTGAATACTACCTCATTCTTCGTCTTTGTTGTTCTTCTTCTGTTCTTTGTACTTGCGAGCTTTATCCAAGGCGGCTTTCCGCTTCTCCTTGTCGGACATTTCGCTGCCGTCCTTGTTCTTGGCCTCCTTTTTCTTGAAGTGCTCCAGGAGTTCTGGCGGCATTTTGTTCTTGCTCATTCTTTTTATTTGCTAATAAAGCAGACATGACCTGTTGCCCTTCTGCAACCTTGTCAATAACAGGAGATGGCCTGGTGAACCCTGTAATGCGTTCACGGTTTTTCTGGAGTTGACGTGCAACACCAAAAAGCCTTCCGGCAATATTTTCTCCGTACTGAGGTTGTGGTTCAGTTGGGTTCATTTTATTAGTTTAATTGAACTACTCTTCTAGTTGCATATGAGCCCAAACGCTCATCGATGCTTCTTCCAAAGGATACTCAATTGGATCATCCTTGAAAATGGTAAGGAGTTCTCGAATTGCACGATCTGCTCCAGCCATCAACAAGCCTTTTCTATCTTTATTGGCGGTACTAAGCTCTACTTGCGCAATAGTCCCTCGGAGTTCTTTTTGCATTCCTGCAATACGCGCAACGCCAGCATCGCGTTTCACAAGACCGTCATCAACATCTGCACGTAACTTACGAATATCTTCCTGCATTTCTTCTATTTCATTCAATAGAACCGCACGATGATCTGGCTTGGGATAATTCTTTTGAACCCAATGATCACATCCAGTAATACTTCCTTTGTAACCAAGGAATCGAGCGTATAAATAACACTCAATTATGGAGTAATTTTCCGAGCAAAAACCGGTGAATGATTCTTCGGTTGGCGCATCAAGATTTTCGACCCACTGATCAAAGACCTCAATATCGATAAGCTCGTTGGGCTTGACCGTAGTCGCGGGCTTCGTCTTCTTGTGCGAAACGCTGAGCTTGGGCTGCTGTTTCACGTTGTTCCTGTCCGGACTTACCAATGGTTTCACGTTGTTGTGCGCCTTCTTCTTTCATCTTTTCCTTGGTAGACCCAACGGAAACATCTTGGAAGATCTTAACGGCAGATGCAGCTTTGCGGGCTTTATCTTCGTCAAACAATAAATCATACGGATCCGGATTCTCGACGTTTCCCCAGATCAGATCTTCATCTTCCATGGTCAATCCTGTTGTTCTTTCCGATCAGGCCCAAAGGCTTGATCGTCTTGTTCAGACGTATCTTTATTGATTCTATCGTTATATTTCTGCTTTGCGTATTTATAGGCGATATCAGCGGCTTGTTGATAACGCCGAAGCTCTTGTCCTTCTGTGGCCCCAGGGGATTCTTTTGGCATATTAGAAGTTCTTCATCATATTTGCCAGGCCTTTTGCAAACGTTTCCCTTTGGCGTGCGCGATTGCCTTGACCCGCTTGTTTCATCTTGGAAGACTCAAGACGTCCAATAAGAGTCTCAAAATCACCAAGCTCTGCTTTAGACATGCCGCCGCCAAACTCGCGGCCAAACATCTCATTAGCAACTTGTTGCTTTACGTCATCAGAAGGTTCAACACCAATTGATTCATACGCAGCCTCGTAATCAACAGGTTTGGCAGGAGATGCTGTAGGTACACCTTCTGCGTTTAAAGCCTGTAGAGAAACTTGTGCTGGTGCAACAGAGGACTGGTTTGGCGCAGGAAGTGTACCCTGAACTGGCTTAGAGCTTTTTAGTTCGTTGGGTAAAAAATTTGTGTTTGCAGGGCCAGAGACTGATCCTCCTACGATTGACCAGGTTGCCATGTTTTTTTATGCGAAACAAAATAATCAAATGCCGGCAGCATCGACCAAGCTACCGGCAGATAACAAAATCAGAAGTTGGCCATCATGCTGGCAAGACCACCAGCCATCACGTCACGTTGACGAGCGCGGTTGGCTTGACCCGCTTGCTTCATCTTGGAGGACTCAAGACGACCAATCAAAGTTTCAAAGTCTGCAAGTTCAGCTTGAGACATGCCGCCGCCATATTGCTTAGAAATAAGCTCGTTGGCCAATTCCTTTTTCGCTTCTTCACTGGGGACAAAACCAGCGGTCTCCATTTCCGCAAGAATCTCTTGATAAGTTTTCTGGGCCATTTTTAAACCTTTTGAAAGTTTGTACGTTTATTTTAGCGCAGTCAATTAAAAATTAAATGCGCTCATGATGCTCGCAAACATGTTTGAGCCTCTTTCAATATTAGCAATGTTTTTGTAGCCAGCATTTACAATTTTTTGAAGGTCAAGTTTGCCACCCACTTCTTTCTCTGTTACTGCAAGATTGTTTTCGTTGACCAAGCGTTGACGTTCGGTCATACCTGCGTCCCTGAGCTGTTCGATATTGAATAGATTGTCTAGCTCAGTTTTCCGTAAAGCTGCTTGTATATTTAAAAAATCTTCGTATCCTTCTGTGCCGGTGCCAGTGCCAGTTGCGCTTGAAGAGGAGGAGAAGGGGTCGGGGGGAGTAATCTGTGTTGGTTCGTACGCAACGCTTGTAATACTACCTGTAGGCGAGTAAGAAAAAACGGGTTGAGTGTTGGCAGGTGCGGCCGCTGTGGCGCGTTGTTCCTGGGCTTGTGTTTGTTGTGTGGCAAACTGCTGAACAAAATTTTGAGCCGCTGGTTTAACGTTTATTCCAGCGTTCTCTGCGCGACGAATAATACTCTCGGGTGTATAGCGTGTTTGTTTTTGGATCTGTTTTATTTCTTTGGCGCTTAGATTATCGCCAGCTTTGTTGAGTAGTTTTTTGATGTTTGCCATGTTCAGGCCTGCCCCATCATTGCATCAGCTAGTTCTTTGACTCTACTTGCATCAAACCTTGCCATGCCACGCAATAAATTGCCCTGAGCGTCTCGCGGCATGTTTCCATACAAGCTTTCCCATTCGATATCAGCTTGTGATTTGATCTTGGACTGACCTTCTGGTGTGGATGCAATACGTTGTGTTAGTAATGATTGAAAAGCTGATGGGTCTTTAACACCCATAGCTTTTGCGTAGTCAACCGCCTGGGCAAAATCTGATTCCCCTATGGGGCGACCAAGAAGATCTTGGAAGGCAAGAGAACCAATTGAGCGAAATCTTTCATAATCAACGGGCTTTGATAGATATTTCCCTATTAACGTGTCAGGACGAAAATTTGTATATCCACGTGTTCCAGCTAAATAAGCTGTTGCTGAACCAGGGCCTTCTTGCTCGAATAATGTACGCGCGGTAGATTTAATGCGTTTCTTTTCGCGCTTGGATAAACTAGAGGCTGTAAAGGGATAATCTTCAAACCGACTTAAAGAAGAGTGATGCCCCTCGCCTGGATCTGGTCCTCTAAGTGCCATTGTATTAACTCTGTTAGAACTAGTTTAAAACAACAAAATCAACGCATTCTTGTTGCCATGCCCAAAAGGTACGGATCGAACTTTCCGGCAAGTGGGCCCAAAGAGTAAGCATCTGCAAAATCTTGCGTTGCTTTAGTGCGAAAAACAGGACTTTGCATAAAGTTGTAGCCCTCAAGTAAAGACTGCGCCTGTGCGCCGCGTTCTTTTTCGCGTTGCCAAGTATCAAAGCCCCAGTTGCGAGACAGGTTTTTTGCTGCCTCCTCCATGGCTTCTCTTTGGGACTGTTGTCCCATCAGTCCACCAGCTATATTTGCGAGTCCTTGAATACCCGCAGAGGCTGCCATCCATGGTCCTAAAGCCATTGATCCTGCTCCAGTTGCTGCTGTTGTTGTGGCGGCACTACCGGCGCCCGACATTGCCGCCCCGCCACCAAAGATGTCAGGGAAAAATTGGGCAATTGAACCGGCGCTTCCTGCCATTTCTAAATCGTTATTTTTTTATTTTAACCGACAAAGCCGTAGTAATTAGGCATTCCGTACCCAGAGAGAGGTCTGTTCGCTGCATTGGCGGCAATTTGAATGGTTTCTGGCGCGTATTTCTGACGTTGTCCAAACGCATTACCAATTGCCGCAGGTACGTCAACGAGGAAAGAGCGCATTACTGCGTCTTCCCTTGCAAGTTTTTTGGCTTCCAGGGACTCTTCTCTGCGTTGTTTTAACATTTCTTGCATAAACTCGCGGTTTGCCTGCCGCGTCTGCTCTGCATTTAAACCTTGTAATCCAGCAAAAGTAAGTAACGTACGGTCCTCGCCAGTGACATCACTGGGGATGCCTGCGAGAACATTGCGCATTTGGTCTACGTAGTTCATGTAACTTCCCGCCAAGGGATATGAACCGCCTGCTGTACTATAACCCTGCCCTGGTTTGGGAAATGCCATCACATCCCATACGGGGCCAGAGTTAAACGGACGCCCCTGTGCGTAAGAAGCCATCAGCCAATACCTCGGATTTGTGCATATGGGTTATTCTGCAACGCAGTAGCAGTTAAGTTATACATTCCAGCTTGCTGTCCTTCTGCCAGATTACCAGCAGTCTGCAGAACGTTCAGTTGACCCCGAATACGACCTTGTAATGCCATTGCAGATTGATAGCGTGCAAAGTCATTCATCTTTGCTTTTTCAATCTCAGGGGCCATCGCCTTGAATTGCTCAACCTGAGCCTGGTTATAGAACTGCGTTAAATCTTTAATCTGGCTTGTTTGAATCCCAAGACTGCGATCTAGCATGCCAAGGTCTTGGTCCATGAGCTGACCACGCATGGCAAGTTGAGTACTGAACTCAGCCTCCTTGCCTTTAGTCGGTTTACCCGTGACACTTTGGCGAACAGATTCAGCGGCGGCAGCACCTGCACCCGGAAGAATAGCTCCAAGCCCCATTAGCCCGAGGCCGATAGCAGTTCCAGGTAATCCTCCCTTACCCAGCATTGCAGCGCCGGCAGTTGAAAGGGCAGCGGGAGCAAGGGCGCCTAAAGCACCAGTTGGGCGTCCTGCTTCTACTTCTTCTTTAGCCGTCATTATCGCAGGAACTGATGCAGCTATTGCACCCACCGGGAAGGCGTATTTACCCAGAAATTTTTGTGCAGATTCTCTGGCACCTTGTAAAGGCCTACGCAAGGTGGCGTTGTAATAAGCACCTGGATCACGAAAAGCACCTTGCGCTGCAACCAAGGGATCGTATACGGTTAAACCGCCTCCTTGAGGAATACGTTCAGAAGCCATCAATCTATCTTCCTTTATAAAATAAATTCTATCACTGCATCATTTCATATTGAGCTGTGGTTGGCAGTTGATTTTCTACTGGTTTTGCTGCAAGTACAGCGTTGGCAAGATTACCTGCAATAGCACCAGCAGCAGCTCCTCCTGTGGAACCAATCAATGCACGCTTGAAAGAGTTTTTAACAAGGGGCGCAGTTCTTATTGCTGCACCCGCACCAACAAGACCGCCGACTGCCGTTGTGACAGAAGGTACAGTAATTGGATAGCCAAGGACACGAACTTCTGGCACACCCTGCAAGTTCTCGGGTGTTGCTTTGACAATGCCAAGCAAACCTTTGTCTTGATAATAGTTACGCAAGTAATTGCCGTAACGTTCAGGTGTTAAAGAAGGAATGTCTTCTTTTGCTGTTTCATATTTTAATGGACGTCCTGTGCGTCCCAAGAAGAAACGCTCGAACATTTCGCCAACGGGTTGAGAAGTTTCACGTCTGTCCTCTGAACCTTCTTCTGCATACGCTTGAGCAAAGCCTTTTGGCCTGAAGGCTTCACCAGGGTTTGTTATGTCATATGCACCAGCAAGTGCTGTGGTTGGAAGGGTAATAGACGCACCAATTAAACCTGTCTTCAGGGGTCCAAGCTCTCTGTAGGCTTCTTTGCCAATTGCAGATTCAACGCCTGCACCAAGAATTGCGAGAGGGTGGTTGTAACGCCAATAAATGCCTCTGGTGCCATCATTGGTGATGTCAGTCATTAAGCGGCCAGCGAGAGCACCTGTCGCCTGTACAGGAGTTTCTCCAAAAGAAACACCAAGCGTTTTTAATTCTTTTTGGTAGGTATCTCTTACGCCACGAATTTGTGTTGCGGCTTTACCAACGCCAGGAACACTTGTTAAGACAGTCGGATAATATTCCCCGGCTTCTGCAGCTTTTTTTCCTGCAGCAACATCTTTGCGAAGACCTTCAGTGAAGCCTTGCTTGAGCCCTGACAATTGATTTAATAATTGCTGAAACATCTCACATCAACCGTGGATTAAGGGCCTCTTGAATCATCTGCGCATCTGAAGGATCAAGATAGTCAGTCCAAGATCTTTGCGGCATTTGATTGAGGAGTTGCTGGAACTCTGTCGTCGATACTTGCGACATAGTGCCAGGGGATAAGTATGCAAGTTCTTCTTGGATTGGGAGCTGGTTAACAACAGAGCGCTGCATGAGTTGTTGTTGAATTTGCTCTTGTTGATTGCCGTAAATCAAAGGAGCAGTTGCGTAGCTTGCGCCAAGAGAGGTGACAATGTTAAGTGGAGTATCTAAGGGATGTGAACCCTGTTGAACAACTGTTTCTTTTGTTTTTGGATCTATTAGTGTTCTTTTTTGATATGACTTGGGACTTAGTTTACGTAAACCGGCAAGAGGTATGGCAGAAGCAGCGGCATCAACTGCTCCCGTAGCCAGGGCTTGCAGCGGCGTTGAACCCGTCAACAAAGACATGCCGCCGGTAAAGGCACCACTCGTTAAAGCGGGCCTAGCCACCTGTCTAAGTAACTGTCCAAAGCCCGCCAATGCCATGATATTGTTTTCTTTTTATTATAAACCTAGGCTTTTTCGGGCTCTTCGTTATTTTTTTTAAACGTCTCCTCTTTACTTTCTTCTTTTGGTTTGTTAAGTAACTGTGCAACAGACTTGTTGTCTTCTACTTCATTGAGTGCACGCTTCTCTGCCGCAGCCATCATGTAACCCCTGGGATCGGGATTCTTGACGCGTGGCATTGGATTACTTGCACGCTTATCTGGATTAATGGTTGGACTAATGCGATAAGCTTCCATCCAAATTGGAGAAAAACCTGGTTGTTCTTCCGGCCGTAACGAAGTCAGCGGGCGACCTTCATTAAAGTCGTAGCTTTCATTACGCACAAAACGTCCAATGTTTGCAAAAACTTCATACTGTTCCGGGTTGTCACCAACGAAATTAAGACTGGGGTTAAGGCTTAATTTACGTGTTTGAATGCGTCGCAGTAGGTCTGTTTGCTCGAAGCGGCTTGGCATCCATGGTGATGCACCAGTGGATGGTTTGGCTGCAAAGGAATCATTAAAATCAACCTTTCGTTTTTTAACAAAAGGATCTTTTGTGTAATCAATATAACGATCTAGCGCCAGGCGATGATCCTTTGCCATTACTTTTTATCTTTACGTTTTTTCAATCCTACCAACGTTTTACGAAGACGTGCTTGTTTCACGGTTTTTTCATCGTACTCATCTGGGTTGGATAGTACGTTTTCCTGTAACTGAGCAGTGGTAATGCCTTTGCGTTTGGCTTTGGCAGTGAAGGCGCCTTCCTTCATATCCATGCCTTGAATCCACTTTTTGTCTTTCTTTTTCTTGTCAGCCATGATTAACGACTTCGACGTTTACCAGCACGGCGCCCCGCTTGCGCACGCAACTTACCCATCATATTAGAAAGCATTTGATCATCAACAGAGAATATTTCTTGGCTGCCAGGGGGTTCTATTTTTGCACGCGCTGCTTGTTTTGCTGTTAGTTCAGCATCAATATCTATTGGCGAAGGTCCTTGAACAGCTTTTTCAATATCAGAGCCAATGGTCTCACCAAAGTCGTATTCGGCGATAGTTTGGGCAACTTCTTCTGCTGGTGATGGACGATCCATTGCAGCAAGAGCACGACGCCCTTGTGTCATTAATTTACCTGTTGCAAGCTCTTGTCCTTTGCCACGGGAGAAGCTTGCTGCTTGTTGAATAACTTCGTTGAGATCAGCACCTTCTTGTTGGGCAATTGATGAAGCAAACTGCATAAAATCAGATTGTTTCATTGGCCGCCCTGAGCGTTGTCGATAATCAACTAAAGCGGCGGCAAGACGTTTGCCACCAATTTCACCTGGATCCACTTGTTTGGTAATTGTTTTATAAGTGGCTTGTTCACCTAAGTACTCCATTGCGTTTTTTTCTGGATTCCATTCATATATAGGCTCAAACGAAGCGCCAACCAGAGGCACGGATGTTTGGCGACTTGGTAATGTACGCGTTGGTTTTTCGGAAACAGTAGCACCTAATCCATAGCGCTCACCAAGACCCTCTTCTTGTCCCGGGGCACGCACAAGTTGACGTGTTGGTTCTGAAATCTGTGTCAATGTATTGGCTACAGTAAGCGCTTTATTTAAATAAGGATTAGAGCGTGAGCCACCAAGGAAAGGACCTACTTTTTGTTTCCGAAGATCTAAAGCGAGATCAATATCTGCCAGGCGATTGCCAGTAATGTTTTGATAAGCATTTTGAACAGCCGTTAAATATTCGTAATCATTTTTTTTGCCTTTGTCTAAAGTTGTTTCAAACATGCCAGAGTGCTCTGGACCTAAAACCCAATTTGTTGTTTCTTGCCCCTCAATAATTTCTGGGACAGAATATCTTGTTTGCCTTAAATATTTGGCTCCATCTTCTGTATACGCCTCTTGAATTAAACCTTTTTGAAGGAGAGAGTCTTGAATTTGTGAGGCAAAAGTTGCTTCATCAGTTGCTGAAAGTTTTTGATAAGGATCAATCCATGTTTTGCGTTGGCGTCCAGATGTATCTCTGCCTGTAAGGGCTACCTCCATTGAGCCGCGATAAGTTTCGGGCGTTTCGGTTTGCGCACGCATCTTGCTAAGTTGTTTTTCATTAAATTGGCTGTGTACGTTATTCACAAATGCAGCGGCTTCTTCTGGTGAATTCCACTTTTGTCCAGTAATTGGATGCTCATAAAAAATATTGCCATATTCTTGATTAAGACGAGCAGACAAACGACTGTCTCCTGTTAATGCAATTGGTTTGACTTTTGCAAACACATTGCCATTGTTGGAAATGCCTACAAATTTATTATCAATTAACTCGCTAGCCGTCATTACTGGCAATGAAAAATCTTGGCCTGCTGTATAGCCAGCTCCAGGACTGCCTCCAAATTCTTTAACGCCTCCAATCGCATAACCAGTGCCCTGTTGTTTGTAACGCAGTTCTTTTTCACCTGTAACCCCCGGAGACGCAACAAAGGGTCCAAGTTTTTCTCGTGGCACAAAAGCCACGGCTTGGCCAATCTCCTCACCAATACCAGTACCTGTTGCGGCGTCAGACGTGCCACTGGTGCCAATAGCAGATTTAGGTATTAAATTACCACTTGCATCTAAATAAAGGGGTTCAAGATCACTAATGTCAAACTGAGAAGAAGCACGTTTTTTAACAGAGATTTCAGGTTGGCCACCTTCGCCTTGTTGTACGCTAATAACATCAGTGCGAGAGGCTGGACGTGCTGACCAGCCAAAGCCACGAGATTGAATGGCTTGAATGTCGCCAGGGAAGTCGCCTGCAAGATAATTTTTTACAGATCCTTGATGATCTTGAGATAAAAGATTTTCTCTTACGTAACGCGTTGCATTAAACACTGCGTTTGAATCATTAAAAGAAAGAATGTTGCCACGATTATCTTTTATTGCGCTACTCATTAACTGCCGTGCAATCGGTTGTGGAATAACGTTTTCATCTCCAAGGTGCATGGAAATGATGTTGGACCGAAGCATGCCACGATTGTCGAATAATTTTTCGTTCCAGTCACGACTAATTGGTGCAACAGCATTTTGTTGCTTTCGCTCCATGGCTTTATTTAATGCTTCAGTAGAAGAGCTTCCTGCAGTTTGAACTTGACTTATTCCAAGATCGTAGTCTTCCTGCTGCTCACCAGAAAGAAGTGCATCTTTTACGGAATTGGCAAGTTGTTGTGCTTGTTGTGCGCGAACTTGACGACGTTCATTTAGTTTGGAGACGTAAGAAGAAGACTCTGGATTTCTTTCCTCTTGACGTGCCAAGGCTTCACGGGTTGTGCGATCTGCAAGAGAACCTGGACGATACGGCGTTACTGGACGACCAATACTGCGAAGCTCTTCTTGTTGACGTAAATCTTGCAAGAAAGAAGTTAAATCTGCTTTGACAACACCGCGAGGACGTTCTTTGCGGGCTTCTTGAATAACTTGTTCACCTTGTGTAACTTGAGAAGGAGGAACAACTGCCTTCCTTAGTAAGCTTTCATTTTCTTCGGCGTATCGTGCTTGCGCGGTTGGAGTTGCATCAACAGAAATTTGGTTTTTAGTGCCACGACCAGCCAATGCACGGTAACCTGCATATCCTGCGCCGATGCCAGCAAGTCCCAGTGCTCCTACACCAAGAAGCTGAGGAATCGTTGACTCTTCTTGCGGCGCACGAAGCTGATTACGCCGGAATTCAAGGACTTCTGGTGCCAATGCAGCCCGTTCCTCGGGATCTTCTGGTACCGGCACCCCGGTTGCACGGCTATAAGCGTAAAAATCGGCGGGTGCTAGTGCCATGGGTACTTTATCTACTTGTGTATTCTTGTTATTTGTATTTTAGGCTATTAAAACGCAACTACATGAGCTAAAGTAGTAGCAGAAGACGTAAAAATACCCTGAATCTAGGGACTTAACAAAAAATGAACCCTAAAAACCGGGCAGAACGCGTTGTTGCGTTAGATGCAATTACCGAAGAAGCAAAAAAGTTGGCAGAAGGTGGTGCCGATCCCATTGCCGTCAAAAGTTTTACGGTTGGCGCCAGGAAAGAGCTTGCTGAACAGCGGCCAGATGTAGAAAATTACTTTGATGCAGCCGTTGTCGCTAAAAAAGCCAAAGACAATTTTTAAATTTTTTTTAAAAAAAGATAAATTAAAGCGTCGCCGGGGCAAACACCCCGGCTTTTTGTGTAAAAACTAGGGTAAAACCTTAAATATCACGACACTTTTTAAGTTTTAGTACGTTGTGATACAAAAGAAGGCCCCTATAGAGGCAAAAAAGGATAAAAAATTATCTGAGCCTTCTCCAACACCCCACGCGTAGTGAATTACGTATAGAAAAAAAGAAAGGTGTGAGGGGTTAGGCAAGTATCGGGGGCTGCGCATCCGTGTAACGCAGGTTTTCCACACGACTTAGTACCATGCAAGCACAACAGGTTAAGCGTTGGCAGTATGACTGGCGGCAGAAGGTAGGCGAGCGTCCTACATCCGAGAATGCTGAGCTATTCCACCAGTATGTGGAGTGGGCGAATCAGGCGATCGAGGATTTCCAGCACGCAGCACTACCGTACACTGACGTTCGGCAGGTATGTCAACCGCAGTATCTCTTCCAAGTTGTATGTGACATGCGAAGCGAGAAGCTGAGCATGCGCATTTACCACAACGAAGAAGGACTTAAGCTGATCGTTATCCACAAGGTCTGACGGTTATCTCTTCCCCTGGGCAACCAGGGGTTTATATAGCCCTCAACACCTGCTTCGTTTGATACGAATTCGTATCGCGCGTGCGGAATTTTGGGTATCTCCGCGCCTACTTCGCCAAGAACCGTTCTCGCGCAAGGGATCTCAGCGATTGCTCGTCAAGCTGGACGTTAAACGTAGCAGACAACTCGGCGGTCGTTCACGACCTTGGCATCCACACTTCAGTGGTGTAAGCCCAAGTTTACCAGGAGTAACCGTGGACTACACCGTCAACATCATCGAGCGTAACGGCGAGTACTTCCTCCAGGAAGTTTTTCCTGTCACTGAGTTCCAGTACGTGGAGCAGGTGACAGCAGGTCCGTTCCAGGCTCGATGGCAAGCAGACGTGCGCCGCTCGCAGGAGTATCCGGCATACCGGGGACTAACTGATGAGCACTGCCGTCTGCAACACTGAGCTGTAGTACTCCATTTTATTGGAGGGCTAGGTGCAACTCCTAGCCTCAGTTATTACCCACAGCGGAGATGGGTACCGCACACAACAGGAGTTTCCTGTGGCTTTCACCTGCAACGATCACGGACATCCCATCGTGGGAGCTACCCACAACGGGACCTACTCGGTTCCCTTTCAAGTCCATGGTGGAGTTGGCCCCATGGTTTACGCCCACGACAGTGGGCAACGCTATCACTGGAGTTTCGCGCCCCAGCCCGCAATTCGCTCCTGCCAGGAGTGGTTCGAAGATCCTTACGTGCCCAACGGGTGCGTTGGGACAGTGGATTTAGTTCCTCTCTCCTTGATAGGAGACGAGGACGAATACGTGGGTAACTTCTGACAACTGAGCTGTAGTACTCCTCATTGAGGAGGGCTAGGTGCAACTCCTAGCCTCAGTTATTGCCCCCCCTGTGGAGATGGGCACCACACCTATGGAGAGATCCATGATCGACCTGGCTAATGGTTGGGTACCACACCCTGGTGTACCTGGTGGTTTCCACCTTGTATACATCGATAGTCTCGTTGGCGAGATTTCTATCGTCACTGGACCCAAAGGTTCAGGGCTGATGGCAGCCAACGATCCAGGCTCAGAGACTACGTATGAAGCGTGGTTTCCAGGCACATGTAACCCGACAGGTTACTTAACACTTGCCCAAGTTCAAGGCATTATCAAGTTCATGCGTCAGCGTGAGCAAGAACGCCTTGATTGGCAAGACGAAGACTGAGTCCGTTAAAGCGGCATTGGCAGGTGCAATCCCTGCCTTCAGTATTGCCACAACTCAGTGGCATTTACCTACACCACACGACCATGATCAAAGGACAGAACGTGGCTGCACTCATTGTTATCCAGGCATTCGGACTCGGTATACTTGCCGGTCCTGTTGCTGCATACTTCATTGATAAGGCGACAACTAAGCAATGCCTGACACATGATTGGCCCAAGGAGGCCGATCAAATCCACCGTGATTGGTGCGTTATTAACGGCTACAAGATCTAAGACTCCTGCTCTGGGGACTACGGTCCCCTCAACAGGACTCAACATCCTGTATCCCACTACCAACACAACTCATGACACCTGTAATGATTTATGCTCCTCCGTTGGACAAGCACTACCGTGTGACTTGGTACGGCGGAGAATCAACCCAACTACACTTCGAGAAGCGCGTCACTGGTCTTGATGCCAATGACGAGTTTACTTCCGAGTGGGTTGACATGGATGTCTTTACGCTTGAGTATGACATGCCAACATCAACCAAGGAGTTGTACCAGAAGATGAAGGAGCATTACGACAGAGGTCTAGAGCTCGAGATTGAGAGAGCTCACCAGTACATCTGACTTCTGCACTTAACCCTTCCGTCGTGGTATGTATGTACTACGGCGGTGGGTTTACTGCAGGACTCAACATCCTGTACACCATTCCATTCGACACCATGACCAGGTTCAACATCCGCAAGAACATTGCTGCTGCATTGGTTAACACTGCGGCGGCAGTAGAGAATGCCAAGATGCCTACCAAGGCTGACGTTGGCTCCAAGCTACATGACATCCGTTGTCGTGCAGCGGCACTTGTTATGCCTAACGACATGGCATTTATCATCACTCCCAAGGTAGGTAACTGATTATGCGTAACTACATCCCTGTTGAGCCCTGTGTTGCTGTCATTCTTGGCACTGGTTTGGGTCTACTTGCATCTGTTGGAGCGCAGAAGCTCCTCAACAAGCATTACCAAGCAACGTGCCATGACAGACCAGGACACAATCTGATCTACACCCAGGGATTCCTTGGGGACACGTACTACTGCATCAACAGTAAGTACATGAACTGATCTCTGCACTTAACCTTTCCGTCTTGATACGAATTCGTATCGGACGGTAGGTTTTCTGCAGGGTTTAGCTCTGCACTACACCACACGACACCATCTGGAGAACCATGACTCCTAAAGCTGTTGAGCATTTGCTTACTCAAGATGCACGCCTGCTTGCCAGGAGGGATGCACCTGTTATCGACCAGGAGCTTGAAGTGCAGCGTCAAGCGGCACTTGAAGTTTTCTTTCAATGGCAAGACGGTATGAGGCAGTTTGCTGATCTCATGCCCTTCGTTGCTATCGTGCAGCGTAAGGTAGATCTCAACCGGGATCTGCTTCGTTGGGAACGGAGGCAACTGGAACAAGACTGACGACTACACTGAGGGGCTTCGGCCCTTCTCTGTAGTCCTCAACGAGGGCTACTACACCATTGCTACGACACCATGGCAATTTCGATTGACCATCACGACATCATGCAGGCATTGCGAGAGTACAAACTTGAGGTGACTGATTATTATCTCGAGTTTACTGATCAATGCGTATATATGTACTGGGTCGCATGTCCCAGTGATATTGACGAGTATTTAGCCAAGGGTGATTGGGAGTGCCTTGATTTCCAGATCAAAGGTACATGGAGGTCTGCCGAAGAACTTTTTGCAGAACCTTTTACGGAACGTCCTTTTACAAATTGCCGTTACATCCTTGCAACCAACTGACATGAAGACCATTTACTCCATGGGCAAAGGCAAGTACATTACCCTCGATTCTTATGGTGAGACTCATGAGACTCGACGTTGGTCGCTTGCCATTGCTCTCTTCTCCATCGTCATCGCCACCATCACCGCTACTGCACTGGTGGGCGTTGACATCACTGACCCTTCACCGAAACAACACCATGTCATTCAAAATCGCACTGGTTACTGACCGGAGTGGGCGTTATGCTCACGTCTGGGGTGTACCAAAGAGCTGGAATCGATTCATTGACCAACTCGAAGATGCTGGCTGCGAAGTCATCGAGGATCAAACCGATGACTGGGAGGGTTGCACACCAGAGGAAGTAGCTGAAGACTGTTTGACAATTCATCAGCTACTCAACGACACTGACTTCATTCCTCACTAAATGTCTGGGCTTCCACTCTTGAGAACTCTTCTCAATAACGTGGTGTAAGTCCCAGGCTTACTTCATTCCATACCATCATGACCGAAGAGAACAAGCGGTATCACCTCATCATTAACGTTGATGAGAAGTATGCCATTGTCAACGCACTAGCCTTCTATCATGCACACCACACCCTGGGTGCATTGATGGATGAAGACGAGCGTGAACAATACATGCTCGCATTCCAAGAGGATGGTCCAACCTTTGTTGATTCTTTGGCAACAAGGGTGGCCAATACCTTCTGATCCCTGGGCATCACCGACGCCAACTAGGTGTGTAAGTCCCAGGCTCACTGCAAACTTCACTCAATTCACACCATGAGAGATCCTAACTTCATCGACGAACAGCGTAACGCTGACTTGTTTGATGCCATGGCTGACCTTGCATACGAACAAGAACAAGCCATGCGTGAAAGCAATCAATCTAACTGGGATGGTATCGAAGATATCAGCTCAGCAGAGCGTAACGCATGTGACCATTACAACGAGAGGTACGTAATCAATGACTAAGTACACACTGCGTCAAGCATGGGATGACGGTGACATCATCATCATTCTGATCGCAATCATTTCAATCATCATCACGGAGTTTGCATCATGTCTTACATCTCAGAACTCAAGAAGTTCTATCCCAACACCTACAAAGCCCGATACGCAATCGGAGCCTACAACCAGCACAAGTACTGGGAACATGAAGACCCAACGGTTATCACCATCCACGAAACGACGCTCAACTACGGCGGTCCGGAAGAAGGCGGATGGTGGTACCAAGCAGGATACCCAGTCCTCAGCCACTGCATCTTCTCCAAAAAGCAGGCGATCCAAACCTACATCCAGTACTTCGAAGAGTACGAGATCGAAGGGCAGCCGTCTCTTGGAGATACAACAACTCACTCAAGGTATGAGCTAATGTTCTCCAACGCACTAGCTCATACGTACCCCGAGACCAAACCTCACTATTGCTAAGTATTTGTACTTAATATTGTTTGTTATCTGCAAATAGCCAATACCTGGGCATCACCGACGCCAACTAGGTGTGTAAGTCCCAGGTCTACCTCAACCTCAACTTCAAACGAACCATGCCTTACAGCAAGTACCCCACGATCGATTGGAAATCAAACGAGTACCACAAGCTGCAAGAAGCTGTGGACTTACTCAAAGCAGTCCTTGAACGTGAATCAAAGCGTTCATGTACTTCTGCACATCTTGTGCCAGGGGATGAAGAAGTTGTAGAAGAAGTTATTGCAATGCTTGAAGAACGCATTGACTATGATCCAACACCTAATGACCCAGGGGAGCCGCCCATTACTCTTGATGAGATGCACACTGCTGCATGGAGAGAACATCAAGAGATGCACAGGTAGTACATAAGTACTCCCCCTCACACTCCCCGTTGGAGTACCAGGGAATCCTTGGATTTATATAGGACATACTTATGTCTTAGTCCTTGACTTCCCTGGTAGACTTCCCTTGTTAACACCACACCATCCCAATGACTAACAACACTCCTCGCATACCAGACTCCTTGGATATGCAAAGACTTCAAGCTATGCAACTTGTTGCAAAGATGAAAGAATCAGCCGACAAGCACGGCGTTGGTTTCATTGGGGGCTTTGTTGCCCCCAATGGAGAGAAGTTTGTAATGTCCAATATGGATGATGACGAAACTCAGGCACTCCTACCTGACAACCTCAAATGACTAAAGACAAATCACCAATCAACTTTGACAAGACCATCGCTGGATTCAACGTCACAGAACGTGGAGTCCAGTCGTACACCAAATCGTTTCAACTTGGTCCGTTCCAACTCACACTCAATGCTCGTGAGTCTGGTGTCCGTGGATCCATCAGCATCCCTGGCACAGGATTAAGCAAACGAAACATTAAGTTAATCTAAAGATCTGGGCATCCGAAAAGCAACGCCGCGTCCAGGACAAGCCGTAGGTGTAAGTCCCAGATCCCGTCCACTTACTCAACTCAGCTCATGTCTGCTATTACCGACAACATCAACTTGTTTGATCGCATTAACCTTGCTGCCTGCGCACGGCGCAGAGCATCAGACAATGTGTTGAATTCAACACGATTCGAAGGTGAGTACGACACCGCACGCCTGTGGATGAAGTACCGCCTTGTCAAGTACTCCACCTATTCCTACATCGACGAAGACTGATGACTGTCCTTGCAATCGAAGACACCTCATTCACTGACACTCATGTCACAGTTACAGCAGTTGTTGACGAAATGCGCCTGCTCTATCGCGCAACTCACTTCGAGCCTGAAGAGTGGGCTCCTGCATTGTGTCAAACAACTATTGAGCTGGATCCAGAGGAACCAATCCCTCTTGATGAAGATGGCTTCTGTGCCTATCTTGATCACCTCGATCCTCAGTGGCAATTACTCGACACTTCAGTAGGAGATCCTGACTAATGATTGGCTTCTCAATTGAATTCAAACGCTGGTACTTTGTACTGCGTGGTCCCAAAGGTCGTGTCTATCTAGCTACTGGCTTCGCAAAGCGCATGCCAGTCATGACACCGATCGGTACGCATGACATGGAACAGTACATTGAAGAAACATCAATGTTCTTAGATATCCATCGATACGAAGACTGATCAACCGTCCTGGACATGACGTTAAACTGTCCATTCCACTTACCTACTCAATTCAATGCAGTTCCAACTTCCCTCCAACCTCCAAACCGAACTCCTTGCCTACGACCCAACACTGAAGGTGCTAGCTCAAAAGGCTAAGCCTGCAACCGCTAAGAAAGCTAAGTATCCACTGGGTAACATTCCCCATCTCATCCCACACAACGTGGTGCGTGAAGCAGATCAACAAGCTGCGATTGATCACATCAACCAGCAGAAAGCACCTGATCGTTACCGTGTGTTTACTACGCCTGTGGACGTAGCAACTCCGCAGGCTCGCCTCAAAGTTATTGCCATTCTCTACCACTACGAACAAGTGTGGTACGCAGCATGGCTACCTTCTAAGCAGCAAGCAGATGAGTATGTGTATGGTCATGCTTATGCATTCAAGAACACAGCGGCTGCTGCCAAGACTGCACCGCATCACATCTGGACCAGCAAAGATAAGTGCATCATGCACGAAGGTGCACGTGGTGTCCAGACCTTTACTTACTCAATGAACATAACCAAGGAGGATATTACTTCTAAAGATGAATACACATTGCGTAGTTACCAGTGGCGTGCAGCAAACCTTTATTGCCAGAAGGGTTATCAAATCAGAGACAATGTTGTAGTGGAATTTGAGAAAAGCCTACGTGAAAACATTCCTACATGGGAAGATTCCCGTGGATTATTCGATCGCATCCGTTGCAAGAATATCTTTGATGCAATTGAACTACCAAAACAGATGTCTGAGTTCATTGATCCCAAGCATGGCTTTACTGTAGATGCACTTGTTGCAGCAGCAGAAGAGTTTAATATCAGAGCAACAATGACATCTGGTACTTACAGTTCTTTGCAATCTATTGCTCACATTATTACTAAGCCTGCAATCAAGAAGCTTTTACAAGCACATCTTGATCGATGCATTGCAACCTATAACAATCCGGATAACAATCACCAGAAACCAATCAGGCAAGATTGGAATACTTTCCTCCAGGTTATCAATGCTATTGATTGGATCAACAACATCTGGCCTGATTGCCCGCTTGATTATTACCAGACTTATTACAACGAACTTCTTTCTATTAAGCTTCATCACGTTCGTGTGCGCAGCATTGATGCTAACGAAGATATATTAATTAGTTGGTTGCGTGAGCATATGCCTGTTGCATCGCTCTTCAAAATGATGCGTAAGTATCTTGAAGAACAAGACACTAGGTCCCTATGGGTTGACTCTGATGTTGGCTATGCACGGCATGGATTCCATGAACTGAATGATACATTCTCCATGGCAATCCGTATCCTCAAGCACAAAGGAGAACTTGCACCACCTAAGCGTTGGCGCATCAATGAGTTCCATGACTATGTCCAAGCTGAGTCTTGGAAGATCCAGAACCCTAACGAATCTTTGCGTCAAGATCTATTCCCTGAACCTATCAGGGTTACACGCAATGGTGAGACCTGGTCATTCTTCCAGCCTGTCGATACACATCAGTTGGCTATGTGGGGTCAGGCCGTACGTAACTGCGTCGGCTCTGCATCACACTATGCCGATGACATCAAGAAGCGTAAGCACTTCATCGTGCTATGCATGATTGATGGTAAGCCTACCTTTACCATCCAACTGGTGGTTGATATGGGCCTGATGTCCGTCAAGCAGATCGCTGGTGTCGCCAACCAGCGTCTGACGGAAGAGCAGCGTGAAGCTTACACAGAAGCTTTCCGTGAGGTCTTGCAGCAACGCGAGAAACAGCTAGCATGTAGCTGAGTCCGCACGGCTTACCAGCCTTAGCCTCGATACTAGGGCTGGTTTCTACCTATGACTGACTACACCGATGATCAGTTACTCGCTATGGCTATGGCCAACATTGGTGAGTACATCCATGACAACTCACCTCAGTACATCTTGATTGACGAAGACCCTCGCAATGAGGATGACTACGATAGCTGGACTTACGGAATGGAAGTCCTGCCTCAAGATCACACTTGGCACTCCACATCAATTGATGTAGAGGTAAGTCCAAGTGAGGGAGCGTGATGTAATTAGTAGCCATGACGCACTTAAAATGCGTTGGTCTTTGACCGTGCAGGTGCAAGTCCTGTCGCTCCTACCAATCAAACACCCACTCATTTTGTTCCATGAAACCTGTTGTTACCTATCAAAATCCTCAAACCGTTTCAGTGTTCCAGGCTCAAGATTACTTTGAGATTTCTGTTGAAGATAGTAGTGGCATTACACAATCAATAAAGCTTCCGCGTAATGTTGTACTAGCAAAGAAGACTGTTGATGGTTTAACCAAAACAGTTGAGGAAAAAGATACGCTACTCAAACAATCTATTGTTCGTATTGACAGGACAGAAGATGGTCGTCAAATTGAAATCAGGAATGAACCTAAAGTAATCAAGCTTCCAAGAGCTGAACCCCCTTCTAAACAACAATCACGTTCTCGTAATTTTGAATCCAAACTAAAGAAGTCGCAAGTGATGGAAATTAAAACGCTATTAGCAGATCCAAAGTTTATGTCTACTTATCCATCTTGTTATAAAGCATACAAAGATCTTGGCGAAGCATACGGTGTTACCTATATGTGTATTCAATTGATTCACAAAGGTGTTACCTGGAAACACGTATAATTGACTGGGCATCCTTTGGTGTAAGTCCCAGTTGTCAACCCACTTACTTAATTCACACCATGCAAATCTTTGCTGCTTTCAAACATCTTGTCCCTGAGTTCCATGCATTCAGTGACGAAGATCAACGCTACAACATTGGTGCTACATGGACAGCAGCCGATGGCCTCAAGGATTATCACAACCTTGAGCTGAGGTATGTGCGTAACTCAGAGCGTCTTGCGCTCCAGGGGGAACCACAGCCCGATGGTAGCTGGCGTTATGTTGAGCCCAATGGTTGTGTCCATACCATCAGCCCTGAACGTGCTAAGCACTTCATGGAACAAACCCAAGCCCATGCCTCCATCATGGTTGGCATGCTGGATAAGTTACGGGATGCTGGCGTACTCGACGAAACACTGGACACCACAGCTCAACCAGCCTAAGCTTCTGTTGGAATGTTCGGCCCCTGCGCAAGCGGGGGTCTTTCTCTATGACACAAACTGAACTCATCGATCTTGATCTCATTGATAAAACAGTTGCGTTAATACCACCCAATGCATGGGAGTATGTAAGGCAGGTGATTGTTACAGCTCTTGTTGATAACATGCCTGGCTCGGTGGTCGAGCGATTGACTGGCAGTTATGATGCCTTTGATCAAGCAGAAGAGTGCTTGTTCAAGTACTATCAGCTTCCCGAGAAACAAGATGAGCTGATCATTGATGCATTCAAAATCATGGGTGCAATCAATGCATTGGAACTACTTAACTCTGCTCAACTCGATCAGTTCATTAAAGATGGCATTCCATCCACAGATCCTACCCAAGTGTCCGCAATGCAAGGAGGACAAACTAAAGACAATTGAATCAAGGAAGAGCAAACAATCCACACGTCGTCGCAAAGAATGCATGGCATGTGGATATCGCATCACAACGCACGAGGTTGATGCTGACTTCTTTGAAGAAGCAAAACAAAATCAAATCCTTGTAACACAAATGCGTAAACTACTTGGTGCAGACCTACCTATTCCTGGGGTAAGTGTTTCTAAATTCAGGGCGCTCAACAAATGCAGTGACTGCCAGCACAACAAGGATGGTTGTTACTGCGCATTTGAATTCCCTGAGTACGACACTGCTGAGTCGTACGATTGCAATCACTTCCAACTCTTTAAATCCAAATGACCACCAAAGTTCAGTACACTTATGTCATTGGTGATCGTGTAGCAGAACGTCCCAAGACACATGGCATCTACACGCAACATGCTGATGTCCGTCAACGCATTGCTCAATACCGTAAACAACGGTATGGCACTGTGATTGATATCAAGACTAAGTCAATCCAGGGTAATCGCAAGATGAAAGTACTTGTGATCCAATGGGACAATCTCAAGACATCTACTGAACATGCGCAGATGCGTATCTGTCCTGCATCGGAACTTGATAAGCTATCAATGAATGCCTTAGTACCAGGAGAATGACGCCCTTGGAACGTTCGCAATACTTTGCAGCATCACTTTTGATTGCAGCAATGTTTGTGCTGTTGTTTTTTGGAATCTTTATGCCAGAAAACTCAGAGTCTCAACCCAAGTTTCAAGTGGTTGACAAATATGAGAACTGTGATGTGATCAGGTACACTGACTCAACACAACGCTGGAACTACCTTCTTAAGTGCCCATGAACGTACAACTCACCTGGGCAACGCCCAATGCAGAAGAACTTATCGTTAAGATGGCACGGGTTTCTGCACCCAAAAACCAAGACAACATGGATACGGCTCCACGGTTGTTGCGTTATTTAATCAAGCACAAACATTGGTCACCGTTTGAGATGGCCAATATGTGTGTTGAGATTGAAACGACACGTGCAATTTCACCTCAGATCTTGCGTCATCGGTCGTTTTCATTCCAGGAATTCAGTCAGCGTTATGCTGATGTCTCTGATGTGGGCAGCATTATCTTGCCGCATCTCCGTAGCCAAGACTACAAGAATAGACAAAACTCCAACGACGACCTGAAGGAACGTCTTGGTGGCGAGAAGCTTGCTCACTACTACAGACGAATGTCTACAATCTTGGAAGATTCCAAACATCTGTACCAAGAGATGATCAGTGAGGGTATTGCAAAAGAGTCAGCGCGTTTTGTGTTACCTCTTGCTGCACCC